GTGTATTAGTATCATCTTCTGTTGAAGACGCTTCATTTACAAATAGAGTTGGTGTAGTTAAGCATCTACCTATCAATTATAAAGGGAATATAGATACAGGTGATTTTGTTGTTGTGGGTCATAATATGTTTAGAACTTACTACGACATGAAAGGAAGAAAAACTAAATCTTCTGCGTACTTTAAAGATTCTATGTATATCGCAGATAGCAACGACATATATCTATATAAGAAGGATGGAGATGTTAATTGGGAATCAGAAAGTGACTTTTGTGCTGTTAAACCAGTAGAAAACAACTCTAAATGGAGTAATGAGCAATATAAATATGTAACAGGAATCATAACCGTTACTAATGAAGACTTAAAGAAGCAGAACGTTAATATTAATGATAACGTTGTTTTTAAGAGTGGTGGAGAGTACGAGTTTTATATTGATGGTGTTAAGTGGTACATAATGAGGAGTAAAAATATATTTATAGTAGAATGAAGGGATTATCGTCTGACATAGAAGCGTCTGTTAAGATTGTTATAGAAGGGTTGAAATACTCATCTGATATATCTTCTATGGATTCTGATAAGATTAAATCAGCGATGGAAGCTAGAGTAATTGCCTTTAAAACAGCTAAGGATATATTAAATAAATGGAAGAATAGTCCAAACGCACCATCTAATGATAAGTTAATAGTACTTGTAAAAGACTTAGTTAAAGCAGGACAAGATTCTCTTGTTGTTCTTAGGAAAGCATTAAGAGCAGAGATTGATTACGATGAATTAGAAGATTCAAGACATAAGATAGCTATACAAGCTAAAACAACTATACTACAAGCTATTACAGAGATTGATTCTGGTATGATAGAGTTAAATCTACAATTAGACTCAAATGAATTAAACCTATCAACAAAAGAATTTCAGATAGGTTATCCTGAGCGTTTTGCTAAGCAAGATTTTTTTCCAGAAAAGAATTATTACAAGAATTGGTACGATGAAACTAATGATGCTGTTATATTAGACCCTTTAGGAACAAAGGGAGAGATGATTACATTAGACGGTCTTAATATAATCCTACCTAAACAACCAAGCAGAAAAGACATACTATTCTCTGAATACCCAAAGAAAGAACAGTATTGGAGAAGAACAGAAATACCAAGAGGACTTACACCTGATAATCACGAGCCTTTTGTAGAATATATATATGAAGAATTTAGGAGAAGAAGAGAAGGTGTTTGGTTTATGAATAATGGCTCAGCAGTATATCTGACTGGAAATCATTACTTTGCATTACAGTGGTGTAAGATGAAAGATGATGGTCAGTATATGCAGTTCCTTTACGCTCAGAGAGATATGTTTTATTTCACAAAAGCTTGTGTAATAGATAATAGATGTTTAGGAGAGCTGTTTATAAAATCAAGAAGAACTGGATTTACCTACGAGATATTATCTGTTATGTTAGATGAGATTACATCAACAACAAATGCTCTTATGGGAATGACATCAAAGACAGATACAGATGCTGGTAAGGCTTTTGTAAAGTTGTCTTATGCTTTTTTAAATTTACCATTCTTCTTTAGACCTGTAGTTAAAGGGAAAGAGGATTCACTAAATTTCTTAGATTTCTCCAAACCTTCAGACAACACTAAGACAGCTAAGAAAGCTAAGAATACAAATACAGATGATTACCTTAACAGTTATATTGATTATTTACCAACAAAGAATGATGCGTATGATGGTCAGAAGTTGTTTAGATATTTGGGTGACGAATTTGCAAAGTGGTTAAAACCAGCTAATTATGAAGAGCATTGGGGTCAAGTATCTCCTGTTTTTGATAGAGGAGGATTAGTTGTTGGTAAAGCATTTTTAGGTAGTACTGTTGGAGCGTTAGCAAAGGGTGGTAATGCTGCAAAGAATTTGTATTCAAGGTCTCAAGTTCATCAACGTGACCCTCTAACTAAAAGAACGCCATCAGGACTATACGCATACTTCTTACCAGCACATAAAAATATAATTGTATGTACAGATATCTATGGATTCTGCCACGAAGTAAAACCAAATAGAAAAACAATATGTATCGAAGGTGGATTTGTTGAGTTTGGTAGTATTGAGTATTTAATGGCACAGGAAAAATCAGCCAAGAAGAGCTCTGACATCGCCTACAATGAACAATTAAGAGCTTACCCACGTAAGATATCAGATGCGTTTAGAGACGTTGCTACAGAGGCTATATTTAATCTTACTAAGATATACGAGCAGATTGAATACAATGAATCAATGACTGAATCTGCTAAGCCAATAAGTGGTAACTTTGCGTGGAAGAATGGTGTTAGAGATACTAAGGTAGAATGGCATCCTGATAGTAATGGAAGATTCTTAGTTACGTGGATTCCTAATGATAAATTAAGGAATGCTGTTGAGGTTAGACAAGGAGTTAGATATCCATTAAATGAACACATTGGAGTTTTTGGATGTGACTCATATGATATATCAGGTACAGTTGATGGTAGAGGCTCTAAAGCTGCTCTTCACGGATTAACAAAGATGCATATGGAGAACGCACCAACAAATGAGTTTTTTCTTGAATACATAGCAAGACCTAAAACTGCTGAGATAATGTTTGAGGATGTTTTAATGGCTTGTGTATTTTATGGTATGCCTATATTAGCTGAGAATGCAAAACCTAGACTGCTATATCACTTTAAGAATAGAGGGTATAGAGGATTCTCAATGAATAGACCAGACAGACCGTTTGCAAAGTTATCAAGGGCTGAGAAGGAGCTTGGTGGTATGCCTAACTCATCAGAAGATAGTAAACAGATTCACGCAGCAGCAATTGAATCATACATAGATAAAAGGGTTGGTATAAATAAAGATGGAGATTTTGGTAATATGCCTTTTAATGAAACATTATTAGATTGGGCTAATTTCGACATATCAAACAGAACAAAGAATGATGCTTCTATAAGCTCAGGATTGGCTATTATAGCAAGTCAGAAACATATGTATATAACTCATAAAACTGTTGAAAAGGCAGTTATAAATATATCAAGATACAATAATACAGGTTCACACAGTCAAACAGCAAATTAATGGATAAAGACTTCAAAATAAGAAAAGGGTCACTTCCTAAACAGTCAGAATTAGACGTTGTTAAGGATTCAAAAGAATATGGTCTTAAAGTGGGTAATGCCATCATAAGCGATTGGTTTCATAGAGGCAGTGGAAACTGTAAGTACTATGATTTCAAGAATGAAATAATAAGACGTAGGCTGTACGCAAGAGGTGAACAGTCTATAGATAAGTACAAGTCTGAGATGGGTCAGAATGGTGATTTAAGCTATCTAAACTTAAACTGGACTCCTGTACCTGTCATACCTAAATTTGTAGATATCGTTGCTAATGGTATGTATGATAGAGACTTCTATATTAAAACATCATCAATTGACCCTACATCATCTTCTGAAAAAGTAAACTTCAAGAAGGAGATAGAAACAGATATGATATCTAGAGAAATTCTAGAGGAAGGTGCTTCTATGGGATTGAATGCATTTAACGTATCTCCAGATAAATTACCTACAAGCCAAGAAGAGCTTAATGTTTATATGGAGCTAGAGTATAAACCAAAGATAGAGATGGCTGTTGAATTAGCTATTGAATCTATCTTTAAAGATAATGACTATAAGGAAATCATAAAACCACGTTTAGACCACGATGCTATTGAGATAGGTATATCTGTTGTTAAGCACGAGTTTGACCCAAACATAGGTGTTAAGATAGAGTATGTTGACCCTGAGAACTATATATGGTCATACACAGAAGACCCTCACTTTAGAGACTGTGTGTACTTTGGTGAGATTAAAAGAGTTAACGTATCTGAGGTTCATAGGATATACCCAAACCTTAGTAAGTCAGAATTAGAGCAAATATCAACATCTGGTAATCAATGGGATAGATATCATCAATTAACAAATAAATACGATAGTCACAGTGAATATGAAACATTCCCTGATACAAAATGTGCTTTATTATATTTCAACTACAAGACAACAAGAAACAACGTATTTAAGAAAAAGAAATTAAAAAACGGTGGGGAAAGAATATTAAAGAAAGATGATTCGTTCTCTCCTGAGAAAGATAATCCAGACTTTGAAAAAGTAGCTTGGGTTGATGAAGTTTGGTATGAAGGTGTGTTAGTTATGGGTACTGATATATTACTTAAATGGGAACTTTCAAAGAATATGACAAGACCTAAAGGTAATTCTAATGTTGTTCATCCTAACTATATTGCTGTTACCCCAAAATTATATAAAGGAAGTATTGAGTCAATTGTTAGTAGAATGATACCATTTGCTGATTTAATTCAACTTGTGCACCTTAAACTACAACAGGTTCTATCTAAGATGATTCCTGATGGTGTATTTATTGATATTGATGGTATAAATGAAATTGACTTAGGTAACGGTCAGACATATAATGCTACAGAAGCTTTGAATATGTACCTACAGACAGGTAGCGTTATTGGTAGAAGTGTTACTGCTGAAGGAGAATTTAATCACGGTAAAGTTCCAATTCAAGAGCTTACATCTAACGGAGCTAATAATAAGATTCAATCATTGATACAGTCATATAATCAGTATCTACAAATGATTAGAGATGTCACTGGATTAAACGAAGCTAGAGATGGTTCATCTCCCGATAAATATGCGTTAGTTGGGTTACAGAAGTTAGCGTCTTATAATTCAAATATAGCTACAAGACATATATTAGATTCTGGGGTATATCTTACAAAGAAATTAGCAGAAGCTTCTGTATTAAGATTATCAGATGCTATTGAATTTCATTACACTGAAAAAGATTTACAAAGACGATTGGGTAGCGATAACTTAGATGTTATTAAAAGTATTAAAAGCATCCCTCTAAGAGATTTTGCTACATATATTGAGTTATCTCCAGACGATGAACAAAAAGAGAGATTAGAGGCTAACATACAGCAAGAGATGGTTAACGGAACTCTATGGATTGAGGACGCTATAGATATCAGAGGCATTTCAAATATTAAACTAGCTAATCAAGTTCTTAAGCTTAAGAAAAAGAAAAGGTTAGAGGCGATGCAACAACAGAAGCAGTCAGATATGGAGATGCAAACACAATCCAATGTCGATTCTGCTAATGCTGCTGCGCAATCAAAAGCTGAGTTAGCTAAGATAGAGGCTGACGCTAAGATATCTATCAACTCAAGTCTTATAGAGAGCGAAATTAGAAAGATGTATGAAGAGGCTGAGAAGAAAAAAGAATTGATGGCTATAGAGTTTGAGTACAAGAAGGAATTGTTACAGATGCAAATAGACTTAGCTAACGGTAAGGAAACATATAAAGAAGATAGAAAAGATAAGAGATTAGCAAAACAATCGTCTCATCAATCTAAACTTATAGACCAACGTAAGAATAATAAAGAGCCTTTAGATTTTGAAGAAGATGATGATATGTTTGATGAGAATGGTGAGTTTGAGACAGGAGTTAACAATAAACAAGAAGAAATGAAGAGACCTTCAACATCAGGATTTAAAAGTTTTGAGAGTTCAGGGAACGATACTCTAGGCAGTGGATTTGATATGGAGTCCTTTCTACCAAAGTAATTAATATAATTTTATTAATTATTTGTATCTTTGCATAAGTTAAATTAAATATAAATAAAATGACAGAAGAAAATCAATTTACAGCTAAAATTATTGACGATGATTATATTCAAGAATCAGAGGCAGTAGAGACGCAAAACACAGAGGAAGAAGAGATTATAGATAATACTGAGATTAGTACAGAGGAAAATGAATCTATAGAAGAACTTCCAGTAGAAGATAAAGTTCTTGAGAATACTGAAGTAGAGGAGGATATTAAGATAGAAGCACCTGAAGAGAAGGTTGTGGCTGAAGAGGTTTTACCTACAGAGTTCTCTAAGTTTTTAGAATATAATAAAGACACAGGTAGAGGAATGGCTGACTACTTAGAGGCTACTAAAGATTTATCTGAAGTATCTGAAGAGGTAAAGTTAGAGAAGTATTTAAGGGAACAAAACCCTGATTTCGATGATGATGATATCAGATATGAGTTAGAGCAACTTATAGTTGATGAGGAATATGATAGCGAAAAAGAACAAAGGGATAAAAAAAGAGAAAAGAAAAAACTTCTTTCTGAAGCGACTAAGTTTCTTGAAAGTAATAGAGAAAAGTATCTTGCACCGTTAGAGTCTAATGCCAATGCAAGTGTACCAGAAGATTACGAAGAGATAAAAAAAAGTTACCAAGAAAGAGAAGTAGAACAAAAGAAGATAGAGCAGTTAAATGCAGAAGTGAGAGAACATTTTGTAACGGAGACAGAAAAACTCTTCAGTGGAGAATTCAAAGGTTTTGAGTTTGATTTAGGGGAGGTAAAACAATCGTATATTCCTACAGATGTTCAAGGATTAAAGAATATTCAGTCAGATGTTAGTAATTTTATTACAAGGCACGTAGACGATTCAGGTAGAATTAAAAACGCAGCAGAGTATCACAAAGCACTAACAATGGCAATGAATCCAGACGCAATGGCGAAGTACTTTTATGAACAAGGAAAAGCAGAAGCGATTACTCAGGTAAGAAAAGATTCAAAGAATATTGATATGAATCCAAGAACAACAGGAGATTCGAGTAAACCGACAAGTGGTTTTTCATTTAAATTATCTGACTAATCTTCAAAAAAAACGGTATAATAATTTAAAAAACAAAAACTATGGCATTAGCAATCACGCCAACGTACAAATTAACGCCTTCAAGTGAGAAGACAGCGTTATCAAGTAACTATATTACAGATTTTGACTATTTGTCTCAATTTCTTCCTGAAGTAGACTCTAAAGAGTTTAGTAGATATGGAAATCGTAGCATCTCAGGGATGTTAAACAAATTATCAGCAGAGTATTCTTATTCTTCTGATTTAGTAAAATGGAGCGAAGAAGGTCGCTTACACACTGCTTATACAGAGCTTGTAAGAACTGCTAACGTATTTGATAAAGTAGCTCACGTATTTAGAGTTAATGAAACAATTATCGTTACTGATGCTGTTGGAGTTGAAGCAAAAGCTATCATCACAGCTATTACTGACGATACATTTACAGCAGTACCTTATACTTCTTGGGGAACATTAGCTTCTACAGGGTTAAATGTATTTGTGTATGGTTCTGAATTTAAAAAAGGAACTAACGGAATGGTTGGTTCATTAGATGCACAAACTGAAATCTTTGAAAACAGTGGTATTATCTTAAAAGACTTGTTTGAAGTTAGTGGTTCTGATATGGCTCAAATCGGGTGGATTGAAGTTTCTGACAATGCAAGTGGTCAAAAAGGATTCTTATGGTACTTAAAATCTAAGTCTGATACAGTATTACGTTTCGCTGACAAACTTGAAATGAGTTGTGTTGAAGGTGAAAAAGCAACTAACGTAGCTTTAGCTGGTATTGCAAAAGGTACTGAAGGTTTATTTGCTTCTATTCAAGATAGAGGAAATGTATTTGATGGTCAAATGACTACATTAGATGATTTCGATGCTACTATTGATAGATTAAATAAGCAAGGTGCTATTGAAGAAAATATGATGTACTTATCAACTGCTCAAGATAGAGCTATTGATGATATGTTAGCTTCACAAAACGCTCATTTCAGTACAGGTGTAAACTGGGGTGCTTTTGACAATAAAGAGCAAATGGCTTTAGATTTAGGATTTCAAGGATTCAAACGTAGTGGTTTTAGCTTCTACAAGAGCACTTGGAAGTATTTAAATGATGCATCTACTCGTGGATTAGGTGGTAAAGTACACGGTCTTATTGCTCCTTCAGGAACTAAATCAGTTTATGATGAAGTAATGGGTGGTAGCGTTAAATTACCTTTCTTACACGTTAAGTATCGTAAGTCTGCAACTGAAGATAGAAAATACAAAACTTGGGTGACTGGTTCAGCAGGTGGAGCTTCTAACTCAGATTTAGACGCAATGCAAGTTCAATTCTTATCAGAGAGATTGATGTGTGTATTAGGTGCTAATAACTTTGTAGAAATCAAAGGATAGTATTAAATAAACTAGACAGAGGGCGTAAAAACCCTCTTGTCTTTTTTAAATATAAATAATAATTTAAATTAAATAAAAATGGCTTTAATCAAAAAAAAAGACTCTTTCGAGTTTAAGGACAGAACCTATATATTAAAAGGTATGTCACCAGTATCATATTCTTTAAATGTTAGACACTCTATGCAAAACCCTCTTCAGTGGTTTGATGAGTCTGAACAAAGAAATAAATCTATTAGATACGCAACAAATCAAAAATCACCATTTGAAGACGAACAAGAAGGTCACGTAACATTATCAAGCGTTGTGTTTGAAAATGGTAAACTTACTGTTCCAAAAGAAAATGTAATCTTACAAAAGATTCTATCATTATATCATCCATTTAAGGATAAAAAATATTATGAATTTAATGCTGAGGAAGTTGCTGATGAAGAGTTATCTCAGATGGATTTAATATTTGATGCTCAGAAAGTAATCAGAGAGATGGCTGTTGAAGACCAAGAAGCTATTGCAAGGGTTTTATGGAAGAGCAAGGTATCTAAGATGACATCTGGAGAGATGAAGAGAGATTTACTTGTGTATTCAAAATCACATCCACAGGAGATTATAGACTTGTCGAATGACGATGATATAAAATTAAGAAACTTAGCAATCAGAGCTGTAGAACACGGTGTATTAGCTCTTGTAAATGATGGTAGAACTTTTACATACACCACAGGAAAGAAAGAAAAAGTGCTTGATATTGAGTTTGGCTCTAATCCATTCTCGTCACTTGCAGCGTACTTTAAAACAGACGATTGGTTTGATTTAATGAAAAATATAACAGGAAAGTTATAGATACGATTATAATAAAAGATAAAAAAGCCTATTTCTAAAGATGTAGGCTTTTCTTTTTTATGCATATATAAAATAGCCTTTTATTTCGTATCTTTGCTTTAAAATAAAAATAACACACAACTATGATAAGTCTATTAGACAATGTAAGAACATCTGTTCTTGCTATTTTAGCAAAAGAGAGTAGGGGTTACTTAACTCCAATGGAATTTAACAAGTTTGCTCACTTGGCACAGTTAGAGGTTTTTGAAGAGTACTTTGAAGAATATACAAATTGGATATCTAAATCATTAGTAAGAAGAACACATTCTGAATATGCAGATATGCCTAAATATTTAAGAGAAAAGATAGATGTTTTTTCAGAGTACGGACAACTTACATATGCTAATGGTTTATTTTCTTGTGATAATTGTCACAGGATAAATACAGTTACATATAACAATGATGAGGTGGAGGAAGTTTATAAATCTCAACTACCATACTTGCTTATGTCTGATTTAACAGCACCAAGCTCTTATTACCCTGTGTATATAAA